GCAACACGTTATGCAGTCATGTCGATCCGTTATGCATCCTTGAAACGAATGAAGCCTCTGCCGGCCTTTGCAGTAGGTTCCAACAACGATTACCCCTTCTTTCAGAACAATTATGGCAGTTCCATTCAGTTCGCTTCTTAAGAAGCAGAAGAAGTTAAAAAAGGGAGTCAAGACTGCTCTTACTCAATTGAAAAGTCAAGAATCTATATTAGAGGGTCCAGAAGGTTTAACGGAACAAAAAGAAGAAGCATTAGCATCGTTTATTCCTAAGATTGGGTATTATGATACCAAAACAGGAGAAGGCTCAGGATTAGTAGGAGAAATAGGATCTGCAGGAGGAGCTTTTTCACAGGCCCATAAATCATACAAAGAATCAGAATCAGTATTTGCAGAAACTAAATCTGGTAAGGCAATGGCATCATTCAAGGAAAAATATAAAACGTATGATCCTCAAGCTGCCCAAAATTATAGCAAGGAACTTACTGGAGAGATGAAAGCTAATGAGAATTGGGGAGCTTATCAGAAATCTATTGAATGGCGCAATCGATTAGATACCCAGCTAAAAAAACATGGATGGAATCCTGAAGATTTTTATATTAGCAAGAATGAGAAAGGAGAAATAACAAGGCATGGAGTAGGAGTGAAGAATCCACAAGGATGGTTGATAAGTAGAGATGATAAAGTTGGAGGTAGAAATGTTTGGCAAGTCATGTATGAACATTCTGTATATAAAGACTACTTTTCAGTAGGCGAAGGTAAGATTTCAGAAGCTGATACTGAGTTTCGAAGTCAAAGTGATATTGCTTATGGGCCTCGTAATGTTCGGAGGGCTGGTCCGACAGAGTATCAACAGTTTCTGGATAAGTCTTCAGGGTTCAAAAGTACAATGGAGACTCAAAGTGGATTAATTAAAACCAAATCTACTGAATTGGGAATTGATCCTGAAACTGGAAGTAAAACTGGATCAGGAGTTTATGGAGAAATGTCTGAAGTAGAATCAGAATGGGACACCAAGATTGGAAAACAGGAAAAAGAAATCTCAGAAATCTATAAACCAGCACATACTGGTGCAAAGACTGCGTTGACTGCATTGACTGCACGAATCAAGAAATATGAACTCTTGGGACTTGCAGATCAAGAACCTAAAAAGAGTCCAACATACAGAAAGCCTCAGATGGGTTATGGGGCTGGTTATCTAAGAAGATCTGCATAAGGAGAAACTATGTCCTGGTTAACAGAATATGCAAAAACTGGAAAAGTTAAAGACCCAGCATGGAGAGGTAATTTCGGTGAAGTCAAACTGGAAGATTTGAATTATAGTCTTCAGCAAGCTTTTCAGCCTGAACCTATGAATCTTCCAGAATATTCACATCATGAAAATACTGGATTGAATTATATTTTTAACAAGTTAAATGAAGGAACAGATGCTTTATTTAGTGCAGATAGCGGTATTCATAGATTGACGGAAAATATTGGGATTACATTAACAGAAGCAAGAAAGTATCTGCAACATCCTGATAAATATCATGATATGTGGGGTGGTAAACTTTTTAAACAAATGGGTTTAAATTCTGTTCTGGGAGATACTGATGATGATGATGATGACGGAAACGGAAACGGAAACGGAAACGGAAACGGAAACGGTAATGGAACTGAAACTACTGATGCAACAGGTGGAGAGGATGATTTAGATACTCCAGCAGCATCTCAGGCTTTAGCAGCCTTGATGCGTAGACGAATGAAAATGAGACGGGGCAGAAGTTCTACAGTTCTCACAGGAGGAGCAAGAATAGGTAGAGGCGATAAGAAAACAATGGCTTATGCTTAATGACTTGGGTTCTCAGCTTATTGCTGAGTATGAAAATCTGAAAGGGAATCGGCATAATTGGGAAGCTCAATGGCAAGAGATTGCAGAGCTTATGATCCCAAGAAAAGCCGATTTCACTGCAACGCATTCTACAGGATCTGAACGTAGAGAAAGCATCTTTGAATCGACTCCTGTTCAGACATTGACTCGATTCTCCTCGGGGTTGCACAATACGTTAACTTCTTCGAGCATACCCTGGTTCACCCTGAAAGTAGACAGGAGACTTGAAGGAGACCGTAGAGTGCAGCTCTGGTTGGAAGAAACAACAAGGATTCTTCAGGATAGTTTCAATCGACCTTCTGCAAATTTTCATCCAAGTGCTCATGAGTATTATCTTGATCTGGGAGCATTTGGAACTTCAATCATGGAAATCCGTGATATTCCAGGCAGAGGTCCGTATTTCAGGTCATTCCCTTTATCAGACTGTTATCTTGCAACCAATGCATTGGGAAGGATCGATACTTGTTTCAGACATTATGAACACACTGTAAAAGAACTCATTGAGCAGTATCCGATGCAAAAGCTACCGGATTCTGTGAAGCAGAAGGCAGAGAAGAATAAGTTATATGATAAAGTCTCATGCCTTCATATTGTGAAGCCTCGGAAACAGGCGATTACTGGTTCCATGAGATCCCAACAACAGAAACCTTTCATGAGTGTTTATATGCTTTTTGAATCAAAGCATATTCTCAATGAAGGTGGATTTGACGAATTCCCATTCGTCTGCAGTAGATGGGAGAGAAATTCTCAGGAAATCTATGGAAGAGGACCAGGAATCAATACACTTCCAGATGTTCGTATGCTCAATGAAATGGAAGCCACCTATCTGAAAGCACTTCAGAAAACCGTTGATCCTCCCTTGATGCTTCCCCACGACGGTTTTCTTTCACCCGTGCGGACAGTTCCAGGTGGCTTGAATTACTATCGTGCTGGATTAAGTCCTAATGAACGTATAGAAGCGTTTCCGATGCCAGGACGGTTGGATTGGGCAGAGAACAAGATGGGTCAGGTGCGAGAAGCAATTGGAAGAGGATTCTTCCTTGATACTCTGGAACTCCCTGGTCCAACTGCTGCAGATGGAGATGTGATGCGTTTCACTGCAACTGAGATTGCAGCAAGGCAGAGGGATCGTCTACAGATCTTAGGACCGATTGTTTCCAGACAGGAGATTGAATTTCTTGGTCCAATGATTGAGAGAACCATGTTTATCCTCATCAAAAACGGTATGGTTCCTCAACCTCCACCACAACTGATGCAATCAGAACTTGGTGTTGAATATATGAATCCGGTATCGATTGCAATGAGATCCTCAGAATTATCAAGTATTGGACAACTGATGCAGTTTGTAACTCCATGGGCTCAGATTGATCCATCAATTCTGGAACGATTCGACAGTGATAAACTTCTGGCATTGGCTGCAGAGATATTACGTGTACCTCTTTCTGTACTCAAGAGTGAAGAACAATTGACTGCAGAACGAGAACAAAGGCAGATGATGCAGATGCAACAGCAACAACTTCAACAGACCCTTGCATTAAGTGAGGCCCAAGAACGAGATGCTAGTGCGACTGCAAAATTAGCTCATGCGGAGGCAGCGCTTGCTTCTACGTGAGAAAAGGAGGAAAGCCCTTTATGACGAAGTATTTAAATCTGATACTGGCCGTAGAGTGCTTTCTGATCTTGCTGCTGCTAACTATGTTTATGCAACAGCATTTGTCCCTGGAGATCCCTACATGAGTGCGTTCCGAGAGGGTAGACGAGCCGTAGTGATCGATTTAATTAACTATTCAGACACCTCAATTGAAGAATTGATGAAAATCTATGGAGAACAACGAAGCAACGACAACTCCTGAATCTCAAGAGACAGGAACCGAAGCAGTAGAAGCTCCAGCACCTACAACGCTTACAGGTGCTCCTCTGACAGAACCCGAGATTCCGCAAGGAACTTATAATGCTTGGGATAATCTTTCAGATGACTTGAAGCAGGAACCAAGTTTAAGAAACTTCATGAACTCAGAAGATCCCCTGAATGCAGTGGCTAAATCTTATGTTCATGCAGTTAAGAAAATGGGGGTTCCACCAGAACAAATGATTCGTCTTCCCAAAGAAGGCGAACCAATGGATGACGTTTATTCCGCATTGGGAAGACCTGATAATCCTTCAAACTATTCCAGTTTGCCTGATAGTGATGATTTCAAACCTGTTCGAGATGCATTCTATGAAACAGGATTGACGGATTCCCAGGCAAAGAATGTCTTGGATATTTATATGAAAGGCATGGAAGAAGTTCAGGAAGAACAGACAGAACAATTTGAAAAGGAACGTGTCCAAAATAAACTCGCCATTCAACAGGAATGGGGTGCAGATTATCAGCGTAATGCAAATCTTGCACAGAGGGCATTCAACCAGTTTGCACCCAAAGAGGCTATATCTCTGATGGAAGAAACTGGAATCGGTGAACATCCTGCAATGTTGAAAATGTTTTCAAACATCGGGTCAATGCTTGCCGAAGATAATATGCTTGCTCCTGCAGACGGACAGTTTAATTCAATGTCTCCTGCTCAGGCTCAAGTATCCATTAAGGATAAGCAAGCAGATCCTGAATTCATGAAGCGTTATATGGATGCAAAGCATCCTAGTCATAATGATGCTGTTAAAGAAATGAAGAAACTTTATGAACTGACTTAATTTAAAGTCGTTTAAGCCAACCTACCACCTACGGATTCGGGTAATTCTATATAGAATCCGTTATTGATCGTAGGTCTGTGAATCCTGGAGACAGGGAAATTCCGAATGATGTTGGCAACTAACCCAAAATCAATGGATTTCTATGTCGGTAAATATCACAGACCAAATGGTCAAAATGTATTCGGACAATGTTTCCTTGCTTGTTCAACAGGAAGGATCTCGTCTGAGAAATGCTGTAAGGCTTGAAACCGGAAAAGTCGGTGAAGAGTATTACATGGATCGGCTGAAGAAGACTTCAGCACAACTCATCACGGCACGACATGCCGATACTCCCTTAATTGATACCATTCATGATCGAAGACGGGTAACACCGCTTGATTACGATTGGGGCGATTTGATTGATACAACGGATGTTCTGCGTGTTCTTGCAGATCCTCAGTCGATGTATGTCAGAAATGGTGCAGCAGCAATGTCTCGTGCCATGGATCAGGTTATCATTGATGCAGCATTTGCTGATGTATCAGTTGGAAAAGCAGCAGGATCAACCTGTTCTTGGCCGTCATCTTCAATTGCTGCTGATGGACTTCCTGAAAATGCAGCAGTATCCAATGGAGGTGTAGCAGGACTTGTTCGTGTCAATAACGCTCCGTATGGAGGTGACAATACTGCTAATACCAGCATGACTGTGGATAAGCTGATTGCTGCACGGAAGATTCTGATGGAGAACGAAGCTCTTCATTACAACGAAGGACAAGATCCCAATCTGTTCATTGTTTGTACTGCAGATGAAATCGCCAGCTTGCTCAAAACAACCCAGGTTGGATCAGTTGATTACAACTCGGTTAGAGCATTGGTAGAAGGACGCGTGGATACCTTTATGGGATTCAGGTTCATTCAATCCGAACTCGTCAATACTCGGACTTTGTCTACCGTAAACTCAGAGACACCAACGATTAACCGTTGTATTGCCTTTCATCGTGATGGCCTTGGCCTTTGCGTATGGAGAGACATTACTGGTCGATCCGATCCTCGTCCTGATAAGCGTTATGCAAACCAACTGTACCTGACGATGACCATTGGCTCCGTTCGCCTCGAAGAAGACAGAATTGTCGAAATCGAGTGCAAACAAGGTGCTTAATCAATAACCCGAACCATAAAGGAATAATATGGCTAATCTGATCGGGTCCAAGACCGGAAGCTTTATAACAAGCAGCCCCTTGGCATCCTATGCGACCCTGGTTGAGCCTATTGCTGTACTCGATTCCCGATTCAGCTATGGCAAACTGCGTGTCTCAGTTGATACAGTAACTCCTGGAACAACTGATGCTGCTGGGTCAACCTATCATCTGGCTCGCATTCCCTCGAATGCGATCATTCTTCCAACATCAACCATTTATTGGGATGATTTGGATAACACAAACGATGCAATGCTCAATGTTGGCCTATGGGCTACCAAAGAGAATTGGAATGCCATCACTGCAGAATTGTCTGCAGGATATGACATTGATGCATTGACTACAGCACTTGATACATCATCTGCTGGGTCTGCAAGTGTTATTTCAGATCATACCAACGGTATTCTTCCAGCATGGGATCACATGGCTTCGGTCACTGCTGATCCAGGTGGAATGCTTGATGTCAAAGTGAATACTTATGATCATGCCCTTGCGGTTGCAGGACAGATCACACTTTGTCTTCACTATGTAGTTGAGTAAGGAGGACACATGGCATCTCAAGTAGACATCTGTAATATCGCTTTATCTAACCTGGGTGATCAATTAATCACAAGCATGACAGAAGCGAATTCAAGAGCGAGGGCTTGTAACCTCCGTTTTGATGATACAAGAGATGCTGTTCTTCGCACTCATCCTTGGAATTGTGCAACTTCCAGGGCAACTTTGGCAGTCTCAGGTACTCCGAATTGGGGTTATTCCAACTCCTTTGCGTTACCTACAGAATGCCTCCGTGTTCTGGAAGTAGACGATCCTGATCAAGAGTGGAAGATAGAAGGAAGGAATATTGTTTCTGACGGCAGTTCGATTAAAATTCGTTACATTGCCCAAGTTACGGATACCACCCTTTTTGATGCCACTCTGATTCAGGCAATTGCGCTGAGACTCGGCTATGAAATAGCAGAAACCTTGACAGGCAACCTCGATCTGAAAAGAGAGATGTGGCAAAAGTTCCAGTTTGCTTTGAGTGAAGCTCGATCCAATGATGCAATGGAGGGAACTCCAGAGAAGATTGAATCAGACGAATTCATACTGGCAAGACGAGGCTATTCAAATAGACGGAATATCAGCACTCCATCGACAGGATATTCGTATAGCTGATGGCACGGTTTAAAGCGGTTCAGTCACGTTTTACCGAAGGTCAGGTATCTCCCAGGTTCCAGGGTCTTGTAGATGAGCCGACATATGCTGCTGCTCTCAAGACTTTAAAGAACTGGGTGGTTCTGCCCCAAGGTGCTGTTACCAGAAGACCAGGAACGTATTATACTGCTTCCACAAAGTCTGATGGTCAGGCAAGACTAATCCCTTTTAATTTTGGTGCTGGTGATTCTTATGTTCTGGAGTTTGGTGCAACCTATATCCGGTTCTTCAAAAATGGTGCAGTTCTTTATGAAACCGGATCAACAACCACGGCTTATGAAATAAGTACGAATGTACCCTGGTCTGTATCAGAGCTTGATGACATAAGTTATACCCAATCTGCTGATGTTATTTTCCTTGCTCATCCTGATTATAAACCAAGAAAACTGACAAGAACTGCAGATACTTCTACAGCAGGAAGAGCATCTGATGACACGCTTTGGACCGTTACAGAGTTAGATTTTGAAGATGGACCATGGGCAGATGTCAATCAGACAACAACAACCATGTATGCAAGTGAGCATGGAACCAGCATTAGCACTGTATCTATTGGTGAAGCATACGT